AGGTAGCCGCAGATCTAGAACTTGCGCCCGATACGAGCCGCAACACGTTTTTAATGGTTACGCAGCAGCTGGCGCAGAACTACACGAAAGCACCAGCAATCACGACCGACGATGACGCCGACTTATCACCAATTGTTACGCCGCGACTTTGGCCAACGCAACGCGCGAACGAACTAAAGACCCGCGCACTTGGTGAGTCTATTATCAAATTGGATTGGAGCGTTGACGGCGAGGTGGGCTACCAAGTTATAGACCCAGCGACCGTCGTATTGATACCAGATCCCGACAGACCAGACCGCCCGATCTGCGTTGAATGGTTACGGCTGCGCGCTGGCGGCGTTTGGACTTGGGAAATATGGAACGCTAAAGACGGTACGTTTAAGATTGAAGCGCAAGATGATCGCGGCGTTCGTCATGATGTCACCGCAGACTATGCGCCAGAGCTGGACGGCGAATACCCGCACCAAGACGAAGACGGATTCATATTGCCGTTCGTGTTGTATCATAGCGAAATAGGCGCGCGGCTTTGGAACTTCACAACAGGCGCGGAGCTTGTCAGTTCTACCCTGCGCGCGTGTTCTCTTTGGTCGTCATGGCAAGAAGGATTTGTAAACAGCGCGCACCCGCAACGCTACGCACTGGACGCGGACAGCCAAGCCGGAGTAACTCGCAACATTCGCGGCGTATCGGTTGACGTTATCCCGACCGACCGTAAAAGCATTTTGAAGTTCAGATCAACAGGCCAGGGCGGGTCGACATTGTCGCAGTTCGCGCCAGCGATGGAACCACGCAGCGCAGCCGATGCGCTGAACACATACGAAAGCGGGTTGGCAATATACGCAGGTTTGAACCCGTCAGACCTACAGACAACAGGCGCACAAAGCGGTTACGCTATTGTCGTTTCTCGCGATGGCCAACGACGCAAGGCCGAAGAAATCGCGCCCGCGCTGATGATGTCCGACCAACTATTACTAGCAACGGCGGCACGATTGGCCAACCTTTACGGCGGCGCGTCGTTACCAACAGCGTCGCGTGATTACTCGATCAAGTATCGAGGGTTAGAAGAGAGCGCAGCAGAACGCAAACAACAAGCCGACACAGTAGCGCAGGAGATGGCGTTGGGTTTGTTGTCGCGTGTTGAGGCGCTGCGCAGATTGCACCCAGAAATAACCACGGACGCCGACGCCGTGGAACGATTGTTAACGATTGACCAAACCAACAAAATCCTATCCACCCCAGATGAGGTAACTAATGAGTGAAGAAGAAAAGCCGCAAGCAGTAGAAGCAGCACCAGCGCCAGACATGGTACCCAGTGCGAGACTACGAGAAGAAACAACCAAACGCAACGAGGCGACCGCTTCACGCGACGCGGCTTTGGCTTCGTTGGTTGACCTGCAAACAAAGTTCGAGGCGTTAAGCAAAACAAGCGCGGCGGCATCTGATACCCACGCGCAAGACCTCGCGCTATACGGCGCAGGTGTAACAGATAACGAAGTGCGCGACTTTGTGCGCTCGCGATACGAACCGGTCGAGGGTTCGACGTTTGGCGATTGGTTAGCAAAGCAACAGGCCGAGCCGTCGCCGTTGTTAGCGCCGTTTCTAGGCGGTAAGAAAGAAGCACCCGCACCCGCACCAGAACCCGCGCCAGAAGTGAAAGCAGCACCAAAGACGAACAAAGGCGCAGCGCAGCCAGCCACGCACAGCTCTCAGCAGTGGAGCAACGAAGAGATCAAGACCGCACGGTCTAAGAATCGCGGCGGGCTTGGTGCTAGTAAGGCGGAGATACTTGCGCAGTTGCGCGCAGAGGGTCTAATAAGTTAAAGAGAATACAGCCACAACGCGACGCACGGCGAAACAATGCGATAGGCTGATCGAGATAACAAAACAAATCAATCCTATTTTATTTTTTGAGGTATTACACAAATGGCAAACGTAACCTACGCAGGCTTACTTTCTAACGGTGGCCGTATAAGCGCCGTACTTTCCGCACTCGTTCAAGAGAAACTACACGACCCAACCGACCTACGCGCAGTAATGACGCAAGTTCCTTGGGCCTCAATGGGAAGTGACACCATGGACGTCACACTCGACGCAGTGCCTGGCGCTTACGCGACAGCCGCAGAAGCCGCAACAACTACGGGGTCTGCTTACGGAACAGGGAAGTTCCAACTACAAGCAGTCAAAAAGACCCGCGTTTACTCGCTGACTGACTTGTTCGGCGTAACAGGCGGCCCTATCGACATGGAACGCGTCGTGTCTAATCTTGTTGACGGTGTCGGGCTTACAATGACCGACCTTTTGACATCATTATTCCCATCGATTTCTAACAACGTTGGCGCGTCTGGTTCTGATCTGACTGTTGCGAACATGTACGCCGCACAGTTCCAACTAAACCTAAGCGCAGCGCAAGGCCCGTACACCGCAGTGTTACACCCGCAACAGATGAACGATTTCCGCACATCTTTACGCGCTGAGGGCGGCGCAATTCAGTACGTACCCGCTACGGCTGAAATGCTCGCGACTAAGGGGCCAGGCTTCCAAGGCACTTGGAACGGCGTGGACATCTACCAAAGTGACAGCGTATTGGCTGTGAACACAGGAGCCGACCGCAATGGCGCTATGTTCTCAAGTGCTGCGTTTGCTTACACTATGGCCCCAGCGCGTTCCGCACTGGTTCCACAGGAAAGCGTTTTGGTTGACGCTGGCGAGCTTCTCGTTGAGATTCAACGCGACGCTACAAAGGGTCTTACACACGCCGTCGCTAACATCTTTACAGGTGTAGCAGAAGCGCAAGATCTCGCCGCTGTCGGTATCATTACAGACGCATAATCAATAACCGTTCCACCTTTCCCCCGAGGACATCATGACGCAAGCGATTAAATTAACATCACCAACAGCAGTTCCAACAGCAGTGGACAAACCGACAGGGCTTCCAGTCCGTCGGGGCGTTCGTCCTGCGTTACCTTTCGTCTATGCGGTCTATCCGCGCGGCTGGGAGTTTGTCGAAAATTTCGGCTTTCTTCCACAGTTGCGCAAGATAATCGCAAAGCCTGGTTGTAACGGTGTTGGCTCTGATGGTCGTTTATCTAAGCCGCTCGCGTCAGTCGTTGAGAAAGGCGGCACGGTGGTATCTCCTGAGGATTCACGCTTGGGAGAGTACCAGCATTACGTGCGAGCGTATGATACAGAATTTGGCGGCAAATGGTTTGTCGATTTCTGCCAAACAGCAACGGTACTTCCTACGGGCGAGATCCTCTGGGGCGTCACCACCCCGACAGCGTGGAACGAGTTCCGCGCACACATTCGCGACGCTGGCATTGTCCCGCCGATGCTCGCGGAGATCTACGAATCTTTAATGATATTCGAGCGCATGAACCTCGACCAATTAGCCGACACGGTACACGGTAACCCACGCGCGCAAATGAAATACGACGCGCTCGAAAAGAAAATAGCGAGCATGGAAAAGACGTGGAACGCGGCGCGCGATGCGATGATTGCGGAAGCAGCACCAAAAGCGATTAGGCCAAAAAAGGCACGGGTGAACAAATGAGCCGCGAAGCAGTCGACCGCATGACTAAACAGATCATACAATCAAATCGCGGTAAGGTATCGCCAGAACAGGCAAAACGTATCGCCGTTAAAGCCGCAGTGAAGCACGACCGCAACAAGGGGAAGAAGTAGATGGCGGTTAGATACTCAGCACGATTTGAAGGCGTAACGCTAATTGAGCGCGACGCGGCAAACGTCGTATCGGTATCTATCGAGCGCGCAAACTCTGCGCCCACTATATCAGCTGCTACCTTTTCACTGATTGACCCGAACGGAACCGCAGTAATTGACGCGCAAACGGCGACGATTGCGGGCGGTGTTGTTTCTTATACTATCGGCGATACAGTATTGACCAACGAGGAATACGGCCAACGATGGTTAGTAAAATTCGCGGTCACAATCGACGGCGCTGTGTATACTTATTACAACGACGCTGCAGTATGTCTCGCGAGATTGTCGCCGCCTATTACGCACGACGACATCACAGCGCGACACGGTGACATAGAAAACCTATTACCAACGGGCACGACCTCCACGCAAGCGTATATCGATGCGGCTTGGATTGAAATAACCGGCGACCTTTACAGCGACGCCGTGCCATTTTGGACGCTGCGCACCGTTAGCGCGTTGCGTCAACCGCTGATCCTGTTGGCGCTCACTTTGATTTTCCGCGACTTTTCAACGCTGGTTGATGCGTCGGACAAATACGAGATCCTATCTGACAAGTACGAAAAGCAAGCGGCGGTAGCATTAAGCAAGCTACGCGGATTCTTTGACCGCTCAGAGGTCGACACGCTCGATGGAGAGCGTAAACCCACCGCAGGGTTGATACAACTTTCGGCAAGCCGCAGGCGGCAATATTGACACCCGCAGCCGCGTTAACAGCTACGATCGCGCGACTCCAGACCGTAACAGGACTGGACGAGGCGCGATCACCTCTTGGAGTTCGGAACGCGTCAGCGTCTCGGATCGATAGGTCGTTTTCCGTTCGCCCTGGGGGACTGTCATTGTCAGACGGCGGTGGTAGGGGGCGAGTAGATGCGCGCGGCCTTCGGGTCGCGCAGCGGCTACGCGTTGAGCTTGGCCACCAACTAAAGCCAAGCGCGGGCGCATCAGCACCAACGCAAGCGCTGACAGACCTACACGCAGCAATAAAGGCGCTACACGTACCCGACACGACATTGACCCAAGCGGGCTACGTTGTGATCGCTGGTATTTCGTCTGAGTACGTCGGGAGCGGCGCGTACATCGTGCATACTATCGACATTGATCTACAGTATTACCTACCGTTGGTGTAACTGTGGGCGCGGTATCTGTTGATATTAAATTAAAATCTATTGACCGTTATATAAGGTTGAAACACGGCCAGCCGCGCGCGTTGACCTTTGACGAGCGTTTCGTGTTGGTTAAATTCGCGCAACTGATACAGCAAGCAATCCGCGACCGTTGGCCGGTTGATACGGGAACGAGCCGCGACCGTTGGCAGGTTTGGAGCGTACCAACAGCGGGCGATATTGCTATCATGGTTGAGAATCCAATGTTCTATGCTGAGTACGTCCACGAGGGACTCTGGGAACGCTTGATCCCTGCGGTTTGGAACGCAGTTAAGGGCGAGGTAATCAGCGCACTAAAAAAAGAAATAGACAGAACAGAAAGAAGATTGGACGCAGGGCGAGGCGTTCCAATTATCGAGTTATTAAAGGCGCTGGCATGAGCGACGAAGTAGGGATCAATATTGTATCGTCAATAGACCTGCGCGATCTAGAATCGCGATTAACTGGCGAGGTTCTGCGCGTGTTTGAGGATAACGGGCGCGAGATGCAAACGGCAATAATTAAACGCTGGCGCGGTTGGAAATACAAAGGGCGCGACATGAGAACCATCGGTCGGTCTTCTGTGGGTTGGGGTTACGAAGTGCAAGCGACAACGGGCCGTCGTGAGTTAATATTTTTTAACAATGCGCGGGGGTATTACACCAACAAACCATACGCGGCATATGTTGCCAGGCGAAAAGGCGCGACGCCCGAATGGTTAATCATGCGCGATATGTTGATCCGTGAACAGTTACCCAAGATGATCAAAGAGGTCACAGAGGCGCTTGCAAAGGGTATGCAGCACGGGCCAGCCAAACGAGTTAGAGAGAACAAGCAAACCAGTTATTCTAGATTATCAATAGAGGGGTGAATCATGGCAGCAAGTACAGTACCTAAGATTATGCGGGACGGCCAGATATCCGTCATTTCGGGGGGCGGGTCGCCAGTCACGTACACCGTTTCTTTCGAAGACGGGGACTTTGCTTTTGGCAAAGAGAAAGACGCACGGATCGTTATTCGTGACCGTGGAACAATCGTTGGCGTTCGTCGCGGTGAATCTCCCGTCATTTCTGGATCGTTTACAGTACATCAACGCGAGTTTACAAACGCGTCCGCGTTAACGCTGGTTGATATGCTTGACAAAACAGGCGCAGCAGCTGGCCACACTTCGACAGGTTCGGGCGCATATGAGGATTTTATGGTTGATTTTAAAATCACAATTGAAGGCGACGATCATAATGACAACGCGGACGGATCCGCGACTTTCTCCAAGTGCATAGCCACTTGGGATTTCAGCGAAGGCGCACCCAATAAGCTCTCCGTGTCGTTTGAATGCTTCGGCGGCGTAACGTTTACAGGCCAATCATAGGATAAATGAAAATGAAGATAGACGAAACCCCCGTCAATTTACCAAAATCATTTACAACGCGGATCGACTTGTTGACGGCTTGGGGAGATTCTCCAAACCGCCAGCAGTTGGCGCGCCTCTGCGCCGCTACGGTTGCGTTGTGTCTCGACATCGGCAAACCTGCGCCAAAGTATAACAACGCAACAGGCGACGTTATGGCGTACGGCGCAGCTGCGCTTGATTGGTTAGTCGGTCAAGGCATCACACCGACAGCGATTTACAAGCGCGGGCCGTCGCTCGTTGAAGACTTGTCCGAATCTATCCCGACAGAGTCAGAGGTCGACGACACGGCGGCGGGTTTTCCAGAAGGGGAGGACTCGACCAAGTAGCGCTAGCAATCGGGCGCGAATGGTCAAAAACTCCCCTTTGGTTCTATTCACTACCGCACGACGAACAGATCGCACTGATGGCCGATTACACGTTAAGACACGAAGCAGACGACGCCGCAGCGAAAAGGAAGCGAAGACGTTATAACAGAATGAGAGGGGGCGCAGATGGCGATTGATGGCGGTGACGTTAAATTTAGTTTCACGGGTGATTCGTCCGACCTAAACAGCGCACTGTCGAAAGCGTCCAAGAATCTTGACGGGTTGACGGTTGCGGGACAAGGCGCAGCCAACAAGATTTCCAAAGACCTAAACAAAGCAACCACGAAAGCGTCAAAGCAGTTAGACGATTTCACAGAGTCAGCCGGCGACGCCGACAGTGTTATGATGGGGCTTGCGGGTGCTATTGACCTTGTCAATCCTGCACTTGGTGACATGGTGCGAACTGCGGGCGATGCGCTAGCAGGTACAGAAGCGATGGGCCGCGCGCTTAAGTTTTCCAACCCCATATTTTTAGCACTTGCAACGGCTGCGGGCGTGTTGGGTGCTGCGTATTTCTTGTTATCAGAGGACGACGCAGCGGCGGAAGAATCAGCCAAAAAACACAAAGAAGAGCGCGAGAAATTAGCGGATCTATTTAAAACACACGCGCAGGTAGTCACCGAGTTAACCGCAAAAAACAAAGTACTGAGCGGTGAAACGACAGCATACGCGCAAGCACTAAATGAGGCGAGATTCAGCGCCACGACCGTATCCGAAGAATTAAATAAACTACAAGCGGAATATGATGGCGCAGCAGAAAAGCACAAAGAATTAAGGGACATCTTTGAAGACGATTCATTTGGCCCTGGTGGTCAGTTCATTGTTCAGTCACGCCGCTTAACTAAAGAGCAGAAGCAAGCGATGGACGAAAGCCTTGTAACGATGCAAAGGCTAGGGCCAGCGGTCAAGGAGCTTAGCGCCAAGCAAAAGATCGAAATAGATCTACGCGTTGAAAATGTTAAACTTATGGAGGCCGACAGAATCGCGCGAGGAAAAACAACCGACGCCAACAAAGCAGGGCGCGAAGAACTCGACAAGATGATCAAAGGTCTAGAGAAAGGCGAAGCGGCGCAGGTGAAGTATAACAAAGCACAAGAGAACGGTTGGAAGAAAGCAGCCGCGGCGTGGCGCGAATGGCAAGACGAACAAAAAGAAGGAAACGCAGCAATTTTAGAACAAGAGCGACAACAGTTTGAGGCGCGCTTAGGGTATCTTGGCGAATTTGTTAACGCATCGGGCGATCTCGCTGTAGGTTTAGCGGAACGGCTAGGAAAAAGCGCAGAAGAGCAAGCGTTGATCGAATACATCGCAAGCAAAGCGAGCGCGCTGGCGCAGATTGCAATTTCAACAATAGTAGCATCAGCAAAGGTAACCGAACAAACAGGCATTGGCGCAGCGATTGCCGTTCCTGCGGTGGTCGCGTTGGGCGCGATGCAAGCCGCAGCGGTTCTCGCGACACCCGCGCCCAAGTTTCACAGTGGTGGTATGGCACCTGTCTCTTATACACATCTCCGAGC